GTTCCACATGGAACAGTAAGAAAGGGGCACTTGTTGCCCCTTTTATTTTTCTGCTGTATAAGTATTTTATCCCTGACAGGCGCATACCGTGCCTGACACTAGCCAAGACAGGAGATACCCATGGCTAATACGACATTCAACGGCCCAGTCCGATCAGAGAATGGCTTCAAAGTTGTTTCAAAAGATGCTACCTCTGGTGCAATCACAGATGTGGTGGATATTGCCTCTACTGGCATCGTTACGAACAAATATGTAAAGCACGTTGGCTTTGCTACGGGCGTTACGGTCAACACCACCGCAGGTGACAGCCCAGCGATTGGTCAGTTTACGCAGCCTGCAAACACAATCATTACTGACATCAAAATTCTTTGTGTCACATCGCCAGTAATTGGTACAGGTGACATAGGTTATGAAGTTGGTACTTCTAGCTCTGGCGCACAGATTGTTGCTGCAGTGACAGATGAGATCCTAGATGGTGGCACGACTGTTGTGGTTGGCAGCGTAACCACCACAACGCTTGTTGCCCAGACTCAAAGTGCTACAACGGCACCTGCTTCTGCGCAATTCACCTCTGCTGAAAGAACGATTTTCTGCAACATCACCAACACGGTTGATGCTACCACCGCAGGCTCGTTTACTTTCATCATCGAGTATGTGCAGTTCGCATAAATAGGGGGCAGTCATGGCTGACGCAGTCACATCACAAACAATTCAAGATGACAATCGTAAAGCTGTTTTGAAGTTTACGAACATCAGTGATGGCACTGGCGAAAGCGCGGTGACCAAGATTGATGTCAGTGCTCTTCAGGCAAACAGCAAGGGCGATTCCTGCACAGAGGTGGCGATATCAAAGATCTGGTGGCAGTGTGTTGGCATGGGCGTTCAGCTTTTGAATGACGCAACCACAGACACTTTGATCATTGCCTTGTCTCCAGACTCAAACGGTATGCACGATTACACGCCGTTCTCTGGGATACCCAACAATGCAGGATCAGGTAAGACTGGTGACGTTCAGTTCACCACGATTGGTGCGAGTAGTGGCGATACATACACTGTGATCCTTGAGGTCATAAAGAGTTATTAATGGCCACTTCTGGAAGCAGAGACTTTGAACCAGATGTTGCGGAATACATCGAGGAAGCATTTGAAAGATGTGGCCTTGAGTTCCGCACTGGTTATGACGGGGTAACTGCTAGAAGATCTTTGAACCTTCTGTTTGCAGACTGGGCAAATAGAGGTTTGAATCAGTGGACGGTAACCAATAGCACAACCACGCTGACTCTAGGCGCTGAGTTCATTGATTTATCTGCAAGCACGATTGATGTGTTGGATGTGATCATCAGAAGAACTGAAGGTTCTACAACCACAGATATCACCATGCAGCAGATAGGTAGGTCTGAGTACTACAACATTCCAACCAAATCGACTCAAGCAAGACCGACTCAGTTCTTTCTTGATAAGCAGCTAACTCCTCGCCTTTACATCTGGCCAGCATCAGAGAACGCCACAGATCAGTTGATCATCAATCGTCTGGTTCGTATTGAAGATGCAGACGCTAGTGTAAATACAGTCGATGTGCCTTTTCGATTCTATCCTTGCCTGGCAGCAGGCTTGGCCTACTACATAGCATTAAAGAAAGCGCCTGATCGCGTGCAGATGCTCAAAGGTTTGTATGAAGAAGAGTTTGCTAGAGCGGCTGACCAAGATCAAAGCAGAGCTTCTTTGACCATATCGCCAGGTCTAAGATCTAGGATAGCGTAATGGCTTTTGCTTCTGGCAAGTACGCAATTGCCATATGCGACAGGTGTGGCTTTCAGTATAAATACCTAGCTTTGAAAAAAGAGTGGACAGGTTTTCGTGTCTGCAATGAATGCTATGAGCCAAAACACCCACAACTAGAGCCAATTCATAATGTCTCTGACCCAGAAGCTTTGCGTTTTCCTAGGCCTAATCGCTCTCCTGATGTGGTTGCCGGGGCAGGTGTTGTAAGAACCATCGATGATAATCAGATGATGTCTACCACGGGTGATCCGATAGGTTCAGAATTTAACATAGATGGCGCAACTGGCTCTGTCGGAACAGTAACGGTGGTGACAACATGAGTTTTACATTAGCAACACTGAAGTCCACGGTTCAGGATTACTGCGAAACTGCAGAGACTACGTTTGTAGCTGACCTTGATACATTCATAAAAGAAGCTGAAGAGCGCATACTGAAGAATGTAGAGCTTCCTGTGTTTAGAAAGAACGTCACAGGTAACGCAACAACAGACTTTCCGTACCTTGCTACACCATCAGACTTCTTGGCCACATACAGCTTGGCATTGATCATTAATAGTGTTTACACCTACCCACTGTTCAAGCATGTGACCTTCATCAGAGATTACACGCCAAACGCAACAACAACTGGGCCAACAAAGTATTACGCCCTGTTCGATGACAACACGTTTATCTTGGCGCCTACACCAGCTTCTGACTATGCGTTTGAACTTCATTACAAGTATCGACCTGCATCACTGACAACAACGTCGGGATCAAGCACTACTTGGCTCTCTGACAACGCACCTGATGCTTTGCTGTACGGCACACTTGTAGAAGCAGCTACTTTCTTGAAGATTCCTGAAGAGGCGGCTCAGTATGAGCAGCGCTTTATGATGGCTATATCTGCTCTTAAAAAACTTGGCGAAGGCTATGGCGCAAGAGATGAGTATAGATACGACATTGCCAGGGGGTAAGATTGTCTTTGTTTGAAGCGCCTACTCTTGAGATAGGCAATGTTTTAGTGGCAACAACTCAAGACAAAGGGCATGACCCAGAGTTTTGGGCGAAGGCCGCTGCAGATAAGATTGTGAGTGTTGGTGGAAACTGCCATCCTTTGATTGCTCAGCAAGCAGAGGCTTTCAAGCAGTCTGTAGAGACAACTGTGGCGTTTTATATTAAAGAAGCCATCAAGAGCGACAGAACAACTTTGATCGCAGAACTGGAAAAACAAGGCCATGCTGACATGGCAAACATAATCAGGAGTCTGTAATGGCGATAACGACAGCAATGTGCACAACCTTCAAAAAAGAAATTTTAGAAGCTGTCCACAATTTCAAAAACACAGGTGGCAGCACATTTAATCTTGCGCTGTACACAAGCTCTGCCTCCCTGGGCGCAGGCACCACTGCATACACTACGTCTAATGAAATATCGGGCACTGGATATACCGCCAAGGGGGCAGCACTTACTCGTGTTGATCCTAGCAATGATGGCACCACTGCGATAACAGACTTTTCTGACTTAACGTTTAGCTCTAGCAGCCTGACCGCACGAGGCGCATTGATCTTTAACGACAGTGCTTCTGGCGACCCGGCTGTTTGCGCGTTGGATTTTGGCGCAGACAAAACTTCTAGTTCAGGCGATTTTACTATTCAGTTTCCTGCGGCAGATGCATCGAATGCGATTATTCGCATTGCTTAGGATGTTGTGGCCAAGCAGGTTCAGCAGAAACGTATGACTGAAGAAGAATATCGGCGCTGGTTAAAACAGCAAAAAGACCGTCGCCATAATCAGTAGGATATAACGTGTGGCAAATGTTACAGGTTGGGGTAGAGGCACTTGGGGCCAAGGCGCCTGGAATGAAGCGATACCTGTCGAAGTTACAGGTGTTGCGGGTACTGGCGCGGTTACGACTGTCACAGTCAGCGCAGACGCAAATGCCACTGTCACAGGCGTTTCAGGAACAGGGGCAATCGGGTCAGTCACAATCGTCCAAGGGGCGGGTGTTGACGTATCTGTCACAGGCGTGGCGGGCACTGGATCTATCGGAACGGTTACTGCTACCGGCGGCGCGAATGCTGCTGTTACTGGGAATGCTGGGACTGGAGCGGTTGGTTCGGTTACGGTCACTGGTACAGCGAATGTTTCTCTCACTGGAGTCCAAGGTGACTCCAACGTTGGGAACGTTACCGTTGCAGCGGATGCAAACGTTTCTGTCACGGGTGTTTCAGCGACAGGAGCGATAGGGTATTTCCTTGTTTATGGGATTATAAATGATGGCCAAGACCCTAACTGGGGTACTATAACGGATAGTCAAACACCGAGTTGGACTGCTGTCACCGACAGTCAAACTCCTAATTGGGAAGAGGTAGCTTAAATGGCAACTTACGTTAACGATCTGCGCCTGAAAGAGATTGCCACTGGCGACGAGGCAGGCACCTGGGGAACCAGTACGAATACAAATTTAGAGTTAATTTCTGAGGCTTTTTCCTTTGGGACGGAAGCTATTACGACGAATGCTGATACTCACACTACTACTATTGCTGATGGGTCTACTGATCCGGGCCGCAGTCTCTTCCTCAAATATACTGGCACTCTTGATTCAACTTGCACCATCACTATAGGGCCAAACACGGTCAGCAAACTGTGGTTTATCGAGAACGCAACGAGCGGATCGCAGTCAATCATTATCAGCCAAGGCTCTGGCGCAAGCATCACCATACTGAATGGTCAGACCAAAGCGATCTACAGCGATGGTGCTGGATCAGGGGCTGCGATGGTTGATGCGTTTACTGATCTGTCTGTCCCGTCGTTCTTTGTGTCGGGCGACTT